CAGGATAGTGTTGGTGCTGAAGAGATGCTCCGTAGGGACATCGTGAACGCCCTTATCGCCAAGCTCGAGCAGACCGTCTTCGGTGACGCTGCTGGCGACAACACCAAGCCTGAAGGTGTATTCCACAGTGCAGTGGTTGCTGCTCCTTCTTATGCCGGCGTATGCGACGCCGAGGCAGACCTCACCGACTATCTTGGTGACAAGAGGTTCGTGATGAGTCCTTCCGCAAAGAGCGCCTTCAAGCAGACCACCATCAGTGGTGAGAAGTCAGACTTGAGACTCCTGATGCAGGGCAACGAGGTTGACGGTTATCAGGTGAGCGCTTCTTCTAATGTTGTCGCCGGCGGTTATGCTTTTGGTGATTTCAAGGAATTGGTAGTCGCCCAGTGGGGTTCAATCGATATCGTAGTTGATCCTTACACCCTCGCTACCAAGAATGCGATCAGGTTGGTAATCAACGCGTTTTTTGATGCAAAGGTCCGCAGGGACGGTGCTATCAAGGCTTACAAGATCGCTTAATCACTAACTTTCTTCTTTTCCTGGGGGTGGGGAATTCGCCCCACCCCCTTAATTATATAAACAAAACTTTTTAAGATGTACATAGATTTAGACACCATCAAGAGACACCTTATCATCGACCACGACGATGACAACCTGCTTTTAGCGGACCTGGAGACTGTGGCCGAGGATGCAGTGCGCAGAGACCTGAATCTGTACTCTTTGAAGGACATAGAGGATTGTTCAGGGATGCTCCCTTCCTGTGTCACCCAGGCGATGTTGCTGCTCATAGGAACACTTTACGCCAACAGGGAGTCAGTGAGTTACGGTCAGGCTCATCCTGTTCCTCACGCCTATGAATACCTCCTGGATTTAGCCAGGAACTATATAAACAAAGCTTAATGTTATGCAGGCTGGACTTCTTCGGGAGAAAATAACTTTCTATCAACTTGTGAAGGTGAAGACTGAGACCGGTAGCGAGGACAACACCTATGTGAAGTACCACGACTGCCGGGCCAGGGTCACCTATACTTCAGGAGACAGGGAGAACGAGAACGGTGACATCTTCTTCAGTCATCACGTGAACTTTGAGATAAGGCAGGGGTTGAAGTTTGATGAGTTGTATAGGATAGAGTGGGATGGTGATATGTATAGAATTCTGTGCATAGAGAAGAACAAGCATAACCAGAGCGTCAAGATCGTGGGGGAGAAAGTCAATGACTAATGGAGACATCAGGGTAGATGACAAGGAGGTGATAAAGGCGCTCGCCAACCTGTCCTTCAAGCAGATGAACAAGGCTTATAGGTTGGGTATGAAGAAGAGTCTTGACCCCATCCTGAAACAGACCAAGGCAAACTTGAGGAGTTCAGGAATCAAGCATGTGAACAGGGCGTACATAGGTAAGAACGGTAAGAAGTACAAGTCTATGATCCAGGGTGTGAAGACATCCGTCTACATAGGAAACACCGAGGACTCCTATGGTAAGGTTCACATAATGAACGAGTTCAGATTGAAATGGTTTGAGATGGGTACGAATACCAGAAAGACCAGGAAGGGATGGGACAGAGGAAGTATAGCACCCAAGTGGTTCTTCAGGAACGCAGTGAATCAGAAGGGTCAACAGGCTGTGGACAATCTGGACGAGAACATCAGAGAGAGCATAATGAAAGCGTGGAATAAGAAATGATAAACATCGGTAAACTAATATATCCAAAGTTGAACAGTGTGTGTTCTACCTACCCTTTGGTGGCAGAGAACACCACCAAGTTCCCTTTCATCATATACAGGACAACCCAGTCCAGACCGGAGAACACCAAGGACGGGATATATGACTGGATCTTCAACATCCAGGTCAATGTGGTGAGTGATAAGTATGACACTGTGTGTGACTTATGCAGCGAGGCGGTGGACAAACTCCTGGAACTGGAAACTGTTATGGACATAAATATAGAGAGCGTCAGCGAGGACTTCATCGAGAACGCTTATGTCAAAGAAATCAATATAATAATCAAAAAATAGTATACTATGAGTATTGTCAAAGGAAAGAAACTTATGTGCTTCGTCAAGGAAGGTACTGGTTCTTACAAGAGCGTGGGATTTTGCACCAATCACACTTTGAGCACATCCGCTTCTACAATTTCAGTCAGTCATAAGGATTTGGCTGACACTGCATCTGGAGCTGGAAAGTGGGACAGTCAGGATGTTGATACCCTTTCTTGGACTATCAACGCCGAGGCGTTCTACGCCAACGAGGCAGAGGGTTATACCTTCGCCGACCTGTTCAACTACTATGCTGCCGGTACCGAACTCGACTTGAAGTTCGCAGTCGCAGACAACAGCACTACTGGTGTTCCTACAGGTGGTTGGGTTCCTCCAGTATCTGGCACTGTCCTTCAAGGTAAGGCTATCATCAGTTCATTGGACGTAAACGCCCCCACTGACGAAAACGCCTCCTTCAGCGTGGTATTTACTGGCCGTGGTCCGTTGAGCGTGGCTCCCTAATCAAACACTTGAGAACAACAATTGAGGATGACCTTTCCAGGTCATCCTTTTTCATACCCATAAATATAGGTAGTAAATAATTAAAGTAGAAAGTTATATGATTACAATTCAAGACAAATCCTATGAGTTCAAATACTCACTTCGTGCTATGTTCGTGTTCGAGTCTATCACTGACAAACCATTTGAGGTAAAGACATTGTTCGACACCTATGTGTTCTGTTATTCCTGTCTTGTTTCCAATCCTGACAATCCCACTCTTGATTTCAACGACTTCATCGACTGGTGCGAGAAGTACCCGGAAGTGATGGAGGAGTTCAACAAGTTCATCGAGTCACAGACCAAGGTGAAGGAGACTGTATCCCCTAAAAAAAAAGCGGGGAGACCGAAGAAAAGCTGACCATAAAGGAGATGTACTGCACCCTGGTGTTGCGGTGCGGTCTTGATCCGGGATATGTGTTGGACAGGATGGAACTGTATGAGATTGTAGCAATACTTGAGAACATCTGGATGAAGGACAAGGAATCCTGGGAACAGGCGAGACTCCAGGCATATTCAACAGGAAACATGAAGGAATCAATCACCTTCCCCTGGGAGAAAGTGGAGAAAGAAAAGGTACAGGACACCAAGGCTGACAGGGAAGCGCTGATGAAGGAGATGAAGGAGTGGGAGAACTTTATGAATAAAAAAGATAACTAATTATAAATGAACAATTTAGTTGTACAACTTTTGCTGAAGACGGGAAACTTTTCAAGTGACTTGAAGACAGCCCGTGGTCAGATCCAGAATTTCCAGCAGGGGTGTTCCACCGCCGGCAAATCCCTTGACGCCTTCGGTAAGGGACTGGGAATCAACATAGGCGCTATAACCAAGTTCGGTACGGTCATAGGTGTCGCCGCAGCAGCAGGTAAGGGATTCAAGGACGTTATGGAAAGTACCCAGACCACATCTGATGCCTTCTATGGAGCCATAGAGGGATGTAAGGGTGTAGTGGAGGCCTTCAAGGTGTCATTGGCCACCGCTGACTTTTCTTCATTCCAGAACGGACTGTGGTCTATCTTTGACGCTGCCAAGGCGGCCAGGGATGCTTTGGATGACCTGGGTGACGCACAACTCGCTTATGGTTACAAGTCCACCAAGAACAGAAGGGAGGCTCTGGAACAGGAGAACATCTACAGGACCGCCACAGACCCTGCCGCGAAGGAGGCTGCCAGACAGAGATGGGAGGAGATCGTGAAGGCACAGGAAGAGGCCGCCGCCAACTACAGTTACAAAAACCTGAACGCCTTGAGGAGTACTGTTGCTGCCAGGAACACCAACATCCAGGGTAAGGATGTCACCATAGATGTGTTGGAAGAAGCACTTGGTATCTTCGAGTCAGCTGATTCAGACAAGAGGAAGGAAGAGGCCAGGAGGAATGCAGACAGGGTGAAGAAGGAGGCCAGGAAGTACAAGGAAGACTCCAAGAGGGAACAGTACTATGCCAAGCACCAGAGGGAACTTGTCCTTGACGCCCTGTTGCAGATGAAGGGTGACACCATCACGGCGGTTGTACAGGAAGCCCAGGCTGCGGACGCTGCGAAGGCGGAGGCAGCTTCAATGAGGAAGACCTTCAACAGGGCGACAAATGGTAAGACAACCACAGGTGGTAGCGGAGGTAGCAAGAGCGTCAAGGAGGAAATCAAGTTACAGGAGGAATCCTATTCCTGGTGGAGTAAACTGGCACAGAAACTAAAGGAACACAGGGATGCGGAGGTCTATGATTCCGCACAGTGGAACGCCTACAACGACGAACTGGAAGAGGCTGTGAAGAAGATGGAACAGATCAACGCCCTGACAGAGAGGGCCAAGACCAACGCCAAGTACGGGACAGACGCCCTGACTCCTATCACAGGACCTAACCTTACAGGACAGGTGGTGAACACCAAACCTTCAGGTCTGGCGGAGGACATCAAGAAGGATTATGAAAGTCTGTCCATCAATGAACTGAACGAGAAAATCAAGAAGTACAAGGAGCTGGCGGCCAATGTGAAGGATAACTCAGAACTGCTGGCATTTTACAATCAGCAGATAGCGACTCTTGGTGATAGGGTGAAGGCTCTGGAAGGTGTAGGAATCCCGGAGGTGAAGAAGGAGACCATCAACACCTGGGATGAGTTCAACAACGCCATGTCTGCCACCAGTACCATCGTGTCAAATATGTCACAGACATTCAAGGACGGAACAAAACTTACTACATCTTCTGTATTGAGTATGGTGAGTACGGTTCTTCCTGCCATAGGAACACTCATAAGCGCCATTGACGCCCTTACTGTTACGGAGGCCGTGGAAGCTGGAGTGGGTGCAGTGGAGAAAGCTGTTTCATCTTCCAAGCACTGGATAGAGGCCATCGCCGCTGTCGCTGCATTGGGTTCTGTCGTTGCGGCTGCGATCGCTGCGGCCCAGAAACCGAAGGGCAAGAAGTATGCTTCAGGAGGTATAGTCGGAGGAAACTCATTCTATGGAGACAGGGTTGTGGCGAACGTGAATTCAGGTGAGATGATATTGAACAGGAGTCAGCAGGCAAGACTCTTCCAGATGGCAAATTCCGGAGGTATGGGCGGACAGGTTGAGTTCCACATATCTGGTACGGACCTGGTTGGCGTGTTAAACAATCAGACAAGAAAAAATAAATTGATAAGATAATGGCTGTAAAGGAATTACTACATAGCGGTGAGTTCACAACACAAGATGACGGAAAGGTTGTGGTCGAGATATATAAGGTGTATGACCTGAAAGTGTATCCAAGAATTCTTAACTTCGGTTCTGTAGGAGGTACTCTTCAGGTGACCATATGGTCGCACAAGGGAAGTGCGAGACTTACGGACCCCGTTGGCGCATACTGGTTGAACTACAGCCTTGAGAAATCAGAACTACTTCCAGGATCCGTTTACTACAAGTACACATACAACATAATCTGCGAAGAGAATAATTCAGGACAGGACAGGTCATATAACTGGGGGGTTAACATAGAGTCTGGAGAAGGAACAGGAAGCGCGTCCATCACGTTCAAGGTGAACCAGACAGGTCAGGGTGACGGAGACCTTTCTGTAGTTCCTTATTCCATCACCTACCTGCCTTGGGGAGGAACATACGGCATAACCGCAACGTTCAGCGGGACTGAACCTACTGCAACTCTTGAATATGTTCAGGGATCCCCTGGATGGCTCACACAACTCGGAAACGGTTTCGTCGACGGTAACAGGAAGGAATGGGCCTGGACTGCGGCTCCAAATGACACGGGGTCTTCGAGAACCGCAAAGGTGACAGTAACCAATGGAACGGATACGGAGATAGTTGGAATATCACAACCTTCTTCATAACAATAACTTATACAGACTATGCAAAATGATTTGACTTTTTCTGGTAGTTCACCAGTTGTTATAAACTATAATGGAAGGGCCGACGACATATATTCACCGGTCGGTACTTCCTCTTGTGACATCAACATCGTTAGCAAAGACATTCTTGATGACATATATACCGCCCAGAAAGATGACATATATGTAAATGTGAAGAAACTGAAGCCTTTATATGAAGAGGTTGTCGAGATAACCGATCCAGGTAGCGTCATATCTATGAGGGTGACTCCAAGTCCTTCTGCCACTTCATACTTCAGCATATATAGCAGAGACCTGTTCTATGTGGATATAAACAACGACTTCAGGTTCAAGGGAGTAATCCAGAACACTTCAGGAAGAAAGGTCAATGTGAACCTTAAATTCAATTACAGTTCACAGGTATGGGATGAAGACAACTACTGGGGTTTGATGGACGACATTAGCGGTGTTAGGAAGGAGCAGTACTTCCATGACGGAACTGACTCATACAAGGTGGATTGGGATGGTACTTCGCACTACATTTCAACCTGGGTGAATGGAGGTTGGCATGATAGGATTCCCTATCTGAAGATAGACGGAAGCACGACTTCTGATATGGCCTATGGAGTGGATGAGATAGTCCATTTCATTGACGGAACCATCGAGACCCTTCACGGGACTGTGAGGTATGG